CAATACCGTTTTCTGAGTCCCAAAATACATTTTCAATTTCTGTTTTTGATAAATATCCATCAACTACGTTTTGCCCATTAATTTTTTCAATAGAAACTATGTTTGCAAATTGATTTGCTGGATTATCTACAAGAGAAAGTTCTGACAACTCATAAGTTTTAATTACACGAATTGTCTTATCTATTTTATCGTCGTAAGCGTCATCCCATTCTTTAATGTTTCCACCTATTGAAAAACCAGTATAGGTTCCATCTAAAACTTTTTCCCATGCATTCTGTGCACCCTTTGAAACGTAAGCAGAAACATAAACTCCGCTATAAAACTTTTTAGTGCTTGGATCAAAATACTTATCTTCTTTAAAAGAAACAATTTTACCAACAGCACTTGGCTGATGCATTTCACGAAGATTACCACGGAAATTCTTAAAAGCGTCTATACTAGACTCTGTTGTTACAATATCATTTTGGCGATCAACGTTATCTAGGGTTGCAAAACCAGACACCATACGGCGCTCAACATCTACTTTTCCGATGGGCATTGAAAGGCGAACACTGTCACCTTTAGTTTCCCAATGAGCCTTATTTATTAACATAACGTTATAATTATAGCACCGCTTTAAAGAAATTTCTCAACTATTGAGACGATCTGCCTTCACCCTGTGCATTGCGTCCAGATATTGTAGTTGGCGAATCAGAATTGTTATTTGTTCTTTCTGAATTCCTTTGACGATCCCCTGCTAAATTTGCTCTAGCATCGGTTGCTTGTCTTGGAGACATAACAAATGGAGTATCTCCATCTGCTCTTAGTGGCAAGTCTAACATTTCACGAGCCTCGTTTGGAGTCATAACCTGAGTCTTTACATATCTTTCAAGAATTTGAGATTGTGCAATTTCATCGGTTAGAGTTAATTCGTTAAACTTAAGTTCAAGAATATCTGTCTTTTCCCTTATAATTTTATTTACAACCTTTTCTAAATGTCTTTGTGCTGGGCGAGAAACCTGTTCTTTAAATGTGCGGTCTTGAGAAAGTGCTGCTGCAATGCCTCCAGAGTCTGCACCACCTAGTTTTGAAATAGGAACTTGATGAGCAATTAGGATATCATCACGGTTTTGTTTGCGATACTCTTTAAATGAGCCGTCCTGAATGCCATTTTCAATTGGTTCCATCTTAAACTCAACTTTATTTCCTTCTGTGTCTCCAGGAAGCGGGATATAAAGAGTTCTGTGTGATTGAGCCTTAAGCCCAGTCTGTAAAAATCTAAACATTTTATCTTCAGCATCACCTGAAAGTTTTGCACCCTTTAGGGTTACAACATATCTTGGAACAGCCTTGTTTTCAAAGTAGTCAATATTATACTGAGAGGCAAGTTGGTCTCCGATAAGAGATGGCATTGCTGCAATAATGTCTGGAATACCATAAAATGTATTTAAAGGTGAGTACTCTTTTAAATGAATGATCTCGTTAGGGCGTGGATCTGTACCCATAGGGTTTGCATTTTTTGCTCCAAAGTTTCTGAAGTAAACCACCTTTTGACCAATAATCTGCACAAACCCATCACGTAAGCGTCGTATGCGGACAGTGGTTGCTGGAATATGGCCAACATAACCAATCTCTCCAGCAGTTGTTCTTCCTACTTCAATAAATCCATTACCTGTTGCTTGAAGGTCTGTGTAAACCTTCTCCATTGTTTTTGTAAAACTGTCATCATCATTTAAATTTTCTAGCCAATCACGTAATTGGATCTTGGCTCTTTCAATACGATTACGAGCACGGTCTACCGCACCTGCATCTTCGTTCATTTCAAACCTTAATAGCGTTCTGTCTGAAATATCAAAACGATACCCAAGACCTACAATGTTTTCTACCTTAGCGTCAATAGCAGCATGGTTAGCAAATGATGTGTCATAGAAGTTGGCTAATTCGTACATGTTATATGGAGGGGTTATTACGTCAAATAGTCCATAACCATTTCTATATACCGTGCCTGGATTGATTTGTTTAGATCCCGCATTTACTCCAGATGGGGTTGCGTTTGCTGCGTCTAAGTATGCCTCATTAAATTCTGGTGCAGCGTATTTTGTTAAATTACGAGTTGTTCTACGACGAAAGTTTTGATCAAGCCCAACATAATCCTTTAAAACATCCCAAGTTTTGTTAAATGGGTCATGCGATTTAAAAATGCTGTCTTCTTTTTCTTCTGTATTAAGACTTGCACGGATATACTGTTCGTCACTCATCCATTGCCCCTCTTCCATGTTTCTCTAATGTCTGTTGTGCTGCATGCCAAGCACCTAAGTCATTCATTGAAGGAATTAAACCCTCTTTTAATCTTGCTTTTTGTTCGGAATACTCTTCTTCACTAACCTGGGTTAGCCCTGGTACAAATACTGCTGTACCAAGTCCATCATCTCCGTGATGTATTGCAACCTTTTTTAACTCTGCAATTTTTGTAATGTCTCCACGGTCTGAAGGTATATTTAAAACTGAGCCTTCTTCGTCTGTAAACCATTTACCAGCGGATGTCTTATATACGTAAAGACCCCAGTCATAGTGCTTGTCTATTACCTGACGACGTACATTTTTAACATAAGGCTTACCAGTTTTTGGATTAATTAAGGATTCCATAACCATAAGTATATCAGACTATACTGGTGTAGAGACGTTAGTTGACCACTCTGTACCTGCATATATATTTAATTTTTCAGGTTGGTAGACTAAGCCTTCTCCGTCATCAACAATTATCTTATTTGTGCCTATGTATGTCTTATAAATATCTGAGGGGTTAATTCCATAGAACTCTGATGATCCTATCACTAACATTCCATCCCAGGTAAAGTTACTGGACCAAAATTGCCAGTCATTTGTTGTAATTCCGTCTGTTAATACCTGGAACCAAGTTCTTAGTGTTCTGCTTTCAACCTCTTGTAGACTGTTTGCCTGATAATATGCAATGTTATTAAATAATATTGGTCCCGTCAAGTTTATGCTTCCAAGATATGAATTATAGACAAGAGAGGCTAAAAATGCTATTCCTATTGAAGACCATTCTTTAAGGGATAGAACTGGCTCTCTTACCAGACTACCATTTAAGTAAAATCCAACACCATTGTAGGGAACTCCGTTTTGGTTCAAAACAAATATTCTGCCCCTATCTAGGTCTGCGCTGTTTGCCTGTAGATAAAACTTAAGGGTTCCTCCTTTATGATTAATTTCAAAAATCTCTGTTGCGGTTGTTGGAAATGTGTCTTGATCATATCTTAGCCACAACTGCATAGCACTTACTTTATAGTCTGTTGCTAATTCTTTGTTAATTGGAAGATTTAATCCACGATTTTCTAGAATATTTATTTCACCACGTACTTCAATTCCAGATGTTTTTGTTAAATATAAATATGGGGTGCTTTCTTTATATATACTAAAAGGATTTTTAGATTTGTAATCAAAATAAATCCCGTTCTTTTTATATGGAAATAAATCTACTCCAAATCTTGTTCCTACTGGATTAAAGGAGTTATCATTAAATGCTTGAGAAGCCAACTGTAACTTGTTTAATAATATTGGCTTCGTTAAAACTCCACGACTGTTAAATTCAAGACTGTAGACAATTGCAAATTGATTAAAGTCTATAGTTTTAATTGGATAAATCAAGGTATTGTTTAAAATTTCAAACCTTGTTGTTTCCCAGTTTTCATAATCATTTAAGTCAAGGACTTTATGTTCATTTGGTGGTTCCTCATTGGCAAAAGAAATGGGTGTATTTGCCCCATCCGCAACATACTGAAATGTTACATAACTTTTTATTTGTGCACCATTTGTATTATAGTAAGAAGAGGATGTTCCAGACTCCTGCTGTAGAGTGGTTGTTGTTGGATATCCTAAGTTGAATTGTAAAAAATCTATTTCATAAAATTCTTCATCATTGCTATTTTTTACAAATTGAGCAAAGTAAGAAAGGGGTAGGTAGTCTTGCCAGTACCCTGCAACTCCTATATCTAAGAAATACTTCTCATATGCTTCTGAAGGAAGGACTGTATAACTGGCTGTGTGATCAATTAACTGCTGACCCTTGTCTAATTCAATAAAACCGTTTGTATCAATATAGTTTGTTATTTTTGTAGAATTTAAAGTTGTTCCTAGTCCAATAGAATAAAGTCTTCCTGTAAAGGTGTATTCTCCAGAGTTATCCCCGCACACATACATCTTTAGAGAACTCTGATTTCCAAAAAAAGAACTCATGTTACTACCAAATTTTTCTGATAATGTTTTTATATTAAATCCAACTGCAAAAAGACTGTTGGAAGTTATTGCGGTAGAGGTAAATAGTAGTTGCGTAGTTCCGTTATAAGTTAAGGAATATTTAATTAAATTTCCGTCTTTAAGAATTGTAAAGTAGTTATTATTTAAAGGGTTGTATATTTTAAATAATATTTCATCTGATGCTAAGTTATTAGAACTAAATACTCCATAACAACTTTCAACTTCGCTTGACAATAGGTTAAATCTTGAAAAGTTAATGTATGACTCAACGGAGTTCCAAGTATTATTGGGTCTAAAAGATAAAAACCTATCGCTAATAACAGGGCCAGACTCGTTATCTTGTATGTCTTTATTTGCATCATATAATTCTTGTAATGTTTTAGTGCCTAGGAATATTTCTGGTAAGGAATACTCAGGTGTTCTTAAATTTGTTTGACTAGTTGCTAGATTATCAAAACTTCCTTGATCCCAACCAGCAAAGTCTGGATAATTATAGTTAGCCGTATAATTTGCAAATGGATAATCTATAAAGGCGGTTGTTCCTCCATATGATGAGTTTATGCCTTCTGCAGAAACAACTCCTTGCCCATAAACCCACCTGCGTTTTGCAACTGTAACTGGAACCTGATAAGAATATATAGCAACGCAGTCAATTTCAAAAGGATACACAGTATTGCTTGCATAGAATCCTACCCAGTCTTGATTGTCTCCGCTATTGTCAAGTTCTTCTGGAAGAGTTAGATTGGCGGTATCTAAAGATAATGATAAAACCTCTTCACCATTAACTAATAAAGATGCAGAATCTTTAATTAAACGAATATGGATAAGCATCGGTCTAAACCATTCACCAACAAAGTGTGATGAAAACTGATCGCCAATAACTAATGTTAAAAATCCGTCTTCAACATACAAGCCATCTTCAGACGATATTGGTCCAAATATTTTAAATGGTGTAGATGTGTTTACT